AGAGCCATCACCTGCGGCGTCCATGACAACCGTGTTGTCGCTAATGGTTGCGCCGGAGTATGTCCCGTCCTGAAATAACGGCTGATAAAAAATGCCGTTGTTTAACGGGTTAACAACCGTATTGCCGATGATTGTGGTGTTCGCACCTTGGCTAATAATGCCGTCATGCGAGCTAACCCCAAATCGTGACGCTGAGTTGACAACATGGTTGCTCATAAACATCGTGTACAAAGACGCCGAGTGCGAATCAAAGCCTGAGTCTTTTGAACCAGACGCAGTACAGCCAATGACTTTGGTAAAAATATTGATGCCGTCTGCACCACCAATTGTGACCGTATGCCGGTTATCTTCGCCCCAACTGTTTGTGATGCTACAAGCGTAACACCCGCCAATTATGGCGTAGCCGTAGGCCAAGCCAACGCCTGCCGAATTGAGCTGTCTACATTTATCAACAGTAGACTGATAGCATCTGTAGAATGAAACCGCTGCGTAGTCAAACCCTTTAAACTCACAATTGGTTATGTTGACGTTCTCGCCGTATTGCACATATATGGCATTTTGCAGGTTGACGTTTGCGCCGATAAACGATACATGGTTAATGATTACGTTTTTAACTGGTGTAACTTTTGCAATCGTAGCAGTGGCTGCTGTTGTAAACGAAAGCAACACTTTGTCGTATAGAGTAAATTGCGTGGACGAAATAATACTTTTGATTCGTGCGTATTGCCCGTAAGTAACCGACGCTGCGGAATCCCAAACCGTTGTTGATTTTAGGAACACCAAATCATCACCGGCAAAACCCGCTGTGTTTGCAATTGTTACGATGTTTGTGTTTATGTTTAGGTTAGCCGTTAATGCAACAGCCGTTCCGATGCTTCCATAAATATCAAAACACCGATCAATGGACGCAGGTTGGTCTGCCATGTCTGAAAAATCAAACGTGGCGTTTTGAATAACCGCATTAGAATCTGTAAGCGTAAGCGGGGCGTTGACTTTGTACGTTAGGTTTTGCCCATCAATTATCTTGCCGCCCGCCGCATCAAAAGCGGCTTGAATAGCCGATTGGTCGTTAGTCGTGCCGTCGCCGGTAGCGCCGAAATCTTTAAAGCTGATAATCTCTTGCAGTTTCTTGTGGACGGTACTGTTGACCGAACCCGCCAAGTTACCACTGCTATCGGATTGCCGAAACCCCACCAAGGCGTCGCCTTTGGTTGGGTCTGATGCGTTGGCTAGGTCAGCAATAAACCCATCCAAGTCAGCCGCACCAGGGATGTTGTCCTCAGTCCAAATTAAAACATCATTTGAATCGTATAGAGCAAATTTATATAAGAGGTTTGGGGTCAACCAAATTTGCTGCGGCACTCGCCCAGCGGCGTCAAGAATAATTGGGTTGGTGTTAGGTGTTACCCCAGTGTTCGACGTATAGGTAACAATTGGCGTAGTCGTTCCAGCGGCGTATGTGTACAGTTTACCGCCGGTTAGAATAACCCCAGAGTCAGTAAAAAACTGCCACCCTGCGCCCGCTAATAAGGAAAGATTTACGCTCATAGTTGTTCCTTTTGTTGCCAACCCATCGCCACTAAGTCGGCAACACGATCTGGAAATTGGGCTAAATATGCTACTACATCAGCCTTAGTATATTCGGTCACAAGCCCGTTATCAAGCGTGACAATAATACAATCATTGCCTGAATCAAAGGTAATCGTGTCTATGTTCATTATTGTATAAGATAAGTCGCCTGGAAGGCATAAGATTGGTTAGCAAGGCTTGACGGCAATAGCCGCAATTCAAATTCGTCAGTCGTTGTGTTGCCTGAGATTCCACCCACTTCGCCGTAGATGTTGCTGATGGACGCCGCGCTCCCTCCTGCGCTTCTTGAGCTGCTGAAAGTGCTGGCAATAGGCAAAGAAATCAAAAGTACGGTTAAAACCGCTGCGGCTGTCGGGTCTACGCTGATTTGACCCGATACCGTCACCACATTACCCACGCGCATATATTGACACGCACCAGTTGTGCTTGCGGCCACGTTTGTTGAATTTGTGAGCGTAGGCGTGTAAGTGCTGCTGTAGACGTTGCCGCCCGTGCCCGTAACCGTAAGGTCAGAAATCGTTGGTGCAGCCTCAAGCACTACGGCACCGGTTCCTGTGGCAGTAGTAGAACTTGTACCGCCATTAGCTATCGGCAAAGTGCCTGTTACGCCGGCTGTTAGAGAGATTTGCTTGTACGAGGGGGCGACGGCCGCACCATTGGACACCAAGGCATAATCTATCGTTCCGGCAGAAAGCTTATCCAAAGCTGTCGCTGTGCTGGCGTACAGCACATCGCCAACCGTATAACTTCCAAACCCTGTACCACCCCTTACGGCACTCAATTCGCCCGCCCAGTCAAGCGTAAACGACGCTGGGCTAAGAAGGGCGGTATTGAAGTCGCCACCTAAAGTCAAGGTGACGTTTGTGTCGTTTGACTTGGAGATCGCAGCGCCTGTTGCCCATTCCGGTGCTGTGGCACCAGCGTTAACCCGCATGAATTGGCTTGCTGTGCCGATAGGCAAAAAGGTTGTACTAGACGGTGCAGTTTGATAAGGCACGCTGCCTGTATCGCCTGCCGATAGGTTAATTGCGTTAGTTACCGCACCGAACTGGTTATTAAAATACCGATACCATTCCCTAGATACTAGGCTACTGGCTGGCTCAAGAATAGGAACTCTAGCCGACGGTATGTTGGTTATATTCTCAAGCATTTGTGCCGCTTATTATCAATTCTGCGCCCACAATGATAATCTTGACCGCATCAGTGCCTGACAGCTCGTACACTCTATCTCTAATCTTTTGCGTCATGCCAAGCCTGCGCCAAAACATACGGTGCCCGCTTTGGCCAATCTTGCCCATAGAACTCCAATGCTCGTTAGACCAAGTGTGACCGCCATCATCAGACCAGCGCAGCATGGCTTGAGGCGTACTGCCCTGCCCATCGTTTAGACCAACACCAGTTTGGCAATCAAGTTGCATAGTGTGTTGGGCTGTTCTTTTTAAGTTGTTTTGACCTGTCGGGAGCGCTCGCCACGACCTTAACCATTTTTGAATTTGGCTATCGTCAGCGTACATCTCTAAGTCAAAAGCATACAGTTTGCTGTTTTCGTAATCGCCAACAATGATTTCGTTGTTAAACGACATTTGGCAATTACTGCGGTGACGCTTAAACGCACCGTTAGACCAACTTGCTCTTTCGTGCCAAGCGTTTGTTGCTACGTCGTACACCCAAGTGACGTTTGCGGTCGGGAAGATCAAGACATAAAACGCATGGCCATCTTGCTGATAGGTGTACGCCAAAGCGTCAGACATATCTGAATAGTTTTGGATCTGCCATTCAACAGCATGGGTGCTTACGCGTTTGCCGGTATAGCCTTCCGCACGGTAGACAATCCCCCGACCACGGGCATCAGCACCTAGCCAGAACAAGCCGTTATCAAGCTTTGCCACGGAGTAGGGGGCGATACACCCAATCTCGTTGTACGCGCCTTGAATGCGTTGGAGCGGGAAGTCTGCGCCGCCTGCGTTGTACCAAACCTCAACCGAGTTCGTGCCAAACAGCCACGCCTCACGGTGGTCAATAATCAGCGACACCAAACCATCTGGCGAGCCTTCAGCGCTTGCAAAGTCAAGCGGCTCAACCGAAGTGCCGTCCAATAATTGAGTAACCCAAACCTTCTGACTGTTTGGCTCGTTAAAAACAAAGTAGCCATCTAGATAGCCAACCGTTACGGCACCCGCAAAGTCAGGATCGCTAATCTGAGCGAATACTTCTGTGTCTACGTTGTAGATGTAGCCGGCAGGGTTACAAGCGATAAATATCTGAACGCCGTTATCCGCTATGGACACTGGACCCTCGCCGGACACCGTACCTAACAGCTTTACGACGTAATTCTTATCTATACGGTAAAGCTCGTTAGCAGACACCACATAGCCATAATCGCCTAACACCCACTCGCCACGGATGGGGCCGGTGCCTACGTTTACCAAAAACCGCAAGCCTGGGGCACGGTTTAAAAACGCCGGTTCTTTCCCGCCTTCTGGGACAAGCTCAGGAAACAAGTTAATCATACGATTGTCGGCAGCGTTAACGCTGCGAGCAACATACGCTGAGCCAAGAATCGGGGTTTTCATATTAGTAGTTGCCGGCGAAAATATTGAAGCGTTGACGCGTTGCAATCAGAGAGTAAGGAATTGCCATGATGTCGTCTGGGTTGTTGATGCGCTTCAAGTTGCGCTTGGAGGTCATTGCAACACGCATGACTGTGGGCGATGGCTCTACGCCAAACTCAGGCGCAATCTCACACGCCAAGTTGTACTTAAACGCACGCAGATACCCAGGCGGGAAAGCGAGGTTAGTGGCTAAATTCGCAGGGTTGGTCAATGGGGTAACCGACACAATATGGAATTCCAATACCTTGGTAGGCACTGGATACACCGTCATCGTAATGTTCGGGTATTCCATGTTTACCCACATAACCTGTGGATAAGTCGATGTGACTGTTTTGACAGCAATACCGTTGTATTGCTGTTGATTGATTAGTTTAAGACCGTAGGAAATGCCGGACGAAGCGTCACGGAAATAGGTAGCGTCATCAACTAGGATTGGGCGGTTACCTACAAAGTCACCAGTTGGTCCAAGCGTGCGTGAAATGGCACTAGGTGGCCAAGAAAAGATTTGATCTTGCGTAGAGAACACCGATAGCCGCTCAGTATTCCAACTATCAATCATTTGATTGAGCGCGGCGAGTGCGTCTTGCGATGTAGCTGCCGACGGTGTTTCACCTTCAGCCAACACGCCGAGTAAGCGCAGAGCGCCGTTAATCTGGTCATTGGCTGATGTGGCCATGTTTACTCCGAAGTTTTACGTCTACGTTTTAATGCGTTTGCTGGCTCCGCTACTTCTACTTCAGGCGTATCGGGATTGTACCGCACCCAGCCGTTTGTTTCATCATGAACTGCTTCCAAATCCATAGTAGCAATTTTGGTACCGTGGGTTGGATGTTTTAGGTAAATGTGCATGGTTTAAAAACGGGGGCTTGTGGCCCCCGCCTTATTAAGTGCAATGGATAATTACAAAATTAAGAACAACAGCTTCAGCCAAAGGACTTGCGCTGATGTTACGCAACGTAACAGTTGCCGAACCTGCACCCATGCTAGATACCCAACAGTTGTACGCAGCAGAAGTACCGTTAGTGACGTTTAAGATCAACACGTCTTTAGCCGACAACAAACTGTTAGTCAGCGTAAAAGTCACGTTTGTGGTGGCGGCTAGTGAGGCTGCGTTCATCGTGATCTGACCTGCTGACGTGTTTAGCGTCACGCCAGTAGATTTGCTTGTCAATTGAGTAACTGTGCCTTGGGCAACAGCCGCATAACCAATCTCTACGTCTGCATAGATAGTTGTGCCTTCGATTGTATTGGGCGTTGTTGCACCAATAGGTGTGTTGTCAATTGTACCGCCTGATAAATCAGGGTCTGAGTAGGCTACTCCTACTGGTTTAGTATTAGGCATAATATTTTCCTTATAAAAACCCGCCCCGAAGGGCGGGCATTACCTTAGATGCGGTATGCAGTCCAAGAACCGTCGCCAGTCTTGCGCGCGCGGAAATGGGCTGATGTTAGAGCAGACACCGCAGCCACGCCAACAATCGTCCAACCAGTACCGACAGTCAAAGTAACTGCATCGGATGCGTCGGTATTGACGATAAAAAAGTCAAATGCAGAATTGACTTTTTGTGCGCTGGACATATCTGCTTCCAACAAAGCGACTGTTGGCAATGTTAGGTTGCCAGCGGTGCCGTCAAAAGTAAACAGACCATTTTGGAGTTGTGCAGCGGTTACGGTTGCTGCGGCTGTCAATGCAGTAGGTGCGCCCTGAACAAACATAATTGCTTCGTCAGCTGCGCCTGCACCGATTTGATAACCGCCTGTGCCATTAGAAAGTGCCATGATAAATTTCCTTAAAAAAAGTTACGAATGGGGGCCGAAGCCCCCACTAGGTTTAGCCCCAGAGACGAACCGCAGTGACAGGACGGATGGCTGCGTAGCCATACAGAACGTCAATACGGCAAGGGAGGCGGTCGTTGTTAATGTCGTACTGACGCACGATACGCAACGAAATACCGTTGTGAACTTGGCGCGAAGCCATGTCAACACCCTGTGGCAGCAACAAGTCAGCAGTCGCAAACGAAATCGCATCTTTGTGATAGATCAAGTTTTGCGGGTAGCCAACAGTAGCCGAGCCAACCATTGTCACAACAGCAGAAGCTTGTGGGAACGAGTTCACAGTAGCCAATGCGTTAGACGATGTGTACAGAGCAGGACTGATGCTCAGCGTAGCAGTCGAAGAACCAGTTGCCGCAGCAGTTACAACGAACTGTTGGAGGCTGCCGGTCGATTGACGTGTCTGTGGGTTAACAGCGAAAACACTAGCGATAGTGAAGACGTCGCCCACGTTCCATGTCTTGCTCGAACCAGTAAAGCTGATGCCTAGAGTTGACTGACCTTCAGTTGCGACGGTTGACGTCACAGTGATGGCAGTGCCCCAATCGCCGTTGGTGTGGTTAGAAATGGACTGCGACATGTTGATCTCGTCCAGACCCAAAATGCCTTCACCCATCATGCCGTTTTTGAACTGGCGGCTGATAGTGCCGGTTGGGTTAAACAGACCTTTCATGCCC